CGATGTCATGAATCTCCATGTCCATTCTTGCATACTGATTTGTATCTAGTGGACCTACTCTAAATGTAAATCCTAATTTAAGTCCGACTTTTGCCATCTGTTATCTCCTTTGCGATCAACATATCTATATACTGCTTTGCTTTGTATAGGTCTTGGATACCGTTTTCTTTGTATCTCCACCTTGTTATATATTTTACCACATTCCCCTCTGCAAAACCCATCTGATTGTCATGTATGTAATCAAAAGGTTCTATGTCAAAGTGATAGTGTACAGGGTCAGTAGTTTCTTTTACAGATTTATTATATGACTCAGTAAAACTATACTTTTTATTTTCTTCTTTAGGTTTATCTGGTGTTTTTTCTACTATCTCTTTTATACCCCACTTTGTCATCTGCATATATTCTTCCCATGATAAATGAGCATAATTTGTATTAAAGTCATTCCACATTGCTTGTGTAAAATCATAAGGGGCATCGGGGTTTTTCCATCCTGCTGCTGCCATTTAGTCCTCCTCTATCGGTTCTATTGGTGTTAATAAGTGTTTCATCATTACAAATATAGGTGTCCTATCCCCCATCCACGCTCCTTCAGTGTTGTACTCAAAGTATTCCATCGCTTCTTCATAAGCTTCATCGCCTACTGCTTGTACAACATTTAATTGCGTCTCTGGATCCATGTCATCAAAATTGTAATCTTTTTTCTTTTCACTATAAATATCTCTAGCAATTATTTCTATCGCTTTTTCCCTATCGTATACAGCGTAAGGTCCTTTAAACTGTTGATGTCCTAAACCTATAAATGCTTCTTTGAGTCCGTCATAATATATAACTTCATCATCATTTTCTTCACAATGGAATATATCTTTACTAGACATCTTGTTCCCTACTCTTTCTTAACTTATTTGCTTTTTGTTGTTGTCTCTTTACGCTTTTAGGGGTAAACTGTTGTTTTTCTCTATAAGTATTAAGAGTGTCATCTTTTTGTAAATTCTTTTTAAAACGTCTTAATAGTTTTTCAAATGTTTCGTTTTTCTTTGCTGTTACTTTCATTAGTCCCAATCTATATGTTCTTCTAGTTTAAATTTATCTTTATCTGCTACATCTTTTTTTATTGCCCAAGATGGGTCACAGATCTCCATATCTACTTCTAAAGGTATATTAAGTGTGTTTTCTATCATTAAATCTTTAACTTTAGGTGCGACATCATCAAATTCATCTTCATGTATCTCGCATATAATCTCATCGTGTACTTGTAGTAATAGATTGCTTTTCTTATCCTGCAAGTATTTATGCACCTCAACCATTCTCTCACTCATTATATCAGCACTAGTGCCTTGAATTAAGTAATTAACTCCTCTGTATGCAAAGTCACCGGGTACTTTATATATTCTACCATACCTACTGCGTACTGTTCCTCTAGTTTTAATAGTTCTAACCACTGCATCAAAGAATCTTTTAGATCCCTTCATGTTATTAAGGTATGTTGTCTTATAATTAGCTGCCTCAACAGGTGTTGTGTTTAATTGCATAGATAATTTGTCTCTACCTATACCATATATCACTCCAAACGTGATTGATTTAGCTAATTGTCTAAAAAACTTAAACTGAGGGTCAGATTCTTCAATATTAAACGCAATTTTAGCTGCTTCGCCGTGAAAATCTACGTTTTCTTGCTTCATAAGCTCGTTCATCTCGTCATTATTGACATAATACATAAATACACGCACTTCCATCTGCGAATAATCGTATGCAACCATCTTATAGCCCGGTCTAGGTACAAATAAATGTCTAATAGCAACTTGGCGAGGATCATTTTGATTAAATTTGTCCCCACCTAAGAAACTCCACGTTTTAAGGACATCATCAGTCAATTGAGTCTGGGAATTACCACCTTTACTTGAGATCAACGCGGCAACTCTATCCTTTATATCAACTTTATCACTATCAGTTAGCTCTCTATCCTCTACATATACCACATCTCTAGGTATATTCTGTAGATTAGGGTTCCGTGATGATAATCTACCAGTCACTGTGCCCCAATTGCAGAAGTTAGTATGTAGTACAGGCATGTCTATATAAGGCTCTATGTAAGTGGCTCTATACTTATCGAGTGTTCTATACTGTCTAATTAAACCTGCGAGTGGATTGTTAAGCTGTACTAACACTGCTTCATTCCACGCCTCTGCACCTGTGCTTGTTCTAGCAGGAGAGTGTACCCCCATGCCATTAAATATCGTACCTATCTGTTTTGGACTACTTATATTGAACTCTTCCCCTGCTAATTCATATATTTGCTGTTTAAGAGCATCAATTCTGGTAACCATCTTGTCATATGCCACCTTAGCATAAGCATTATTTATAGGCACTCCGCGTTTTTCCATCGTGTACAATGCTTTAGTTAGATCACATTGAAACTTAAACAAGTCAGATTGTTTAGTTTCTTCTAGTTTTGCTAACCTATCAAAGTAAACTTTCCGTGTCCACTCTACATCTTTGATGCAATATGGTCCTAATACAGACGGGGGAGCTAATGAAAAGTCTTTAGTCCACTTATTTTTGCGTAATACTTGTTTAGTATCTAAATCATATTGTCCTGCTTCATCACCATAACTTCTAATTATAGTATCAGTTAAACTAAGCTGATTTATAGTAGTGGGTTCAGTCATTCTAACCATCACCAGTACATCAACTAGGTCCATGGTATCTATGGCAAAACCCTCATTCTCTAAAAACTTCGCATCAAACTTTACATTGTACCCTACTAAGGTCTTACATTTAGCGTTTATACACTCTACGAGTTTATATAAATCGAGTTGAGATAAATTAGGTTCATCTGATTGATGTCTAAATGGAAAGTAATATATGTCATCACTATTATTTGTAGTAGAAATCCCTATACCACACAGTTGATGCATATCATAAGGATTTAATCCATTAGTCTCAACGTCAATAATCCACTCTGTGCTAGTTGACTTATTAAATAAATCTATAGTTTTCTGGAATGTGTCGGATGTTACTATCATTGGATTAGTCGCAACCCCCAGTAGGACATCAACTGAGGGCTGCATAGTTATGGAGGTCCCCATTAAAAGGGCATATCGTCATCTTCATCATCCACTGTAACTGCATTAGCAGGTACGGATGTGTCAGATGCTTCAAATTTACCGTATCTTTGAGCTACATACTCTTTGATCGGTGTGAGGTTAGCCACCTCTGCTTGTTTATCTTCTGGTAGTTCAATGCTACCATTAGTAGATGTGATAGTATAAGTAGTATCTAAACTAGCACCTCTTCTTTTTACTCTAATTACAGACTTATTAAGAGCACCATTGTCCCCATATATGTCTACTAATTGATTCCAGTTTATATTATTAGCACCAAAAGATAATGTCATTACTTTAAAGTCATTAACAACTTCTTTATAAAGTGTATTACCTGTAGGGCTAGTAATTTCTTCCCAAGAGTCTTCACGTTTTTCTGCGTGTAAGATCTCAGTAACGTACACCCATAGTGCAAATTTGTGTCTAGGGAGTTTTCTTTTACCGTTATCTTCCCAATACATAGCTTCACTTGGTACTTCATCAACAGGTTCTCCGTTAACTACTAATACGCTTCTCCAGCTTTTATCCACACCGCTTTGAAACTCGTATACGAAAAACTCGTCTAAAAATATATCGCCTTCATCGCCTGATGCGATAGACTTCATAAATACTTGATCTCCGTCCTTCAACCAAATTTCTTTACCACTACTTTCAGTGTTTAAAGTTCGTGTAGTCCTACTGTTTATATTGTTTTGTATCATACTGATTCCAGACATGTATCCTCCTTACCAGTATCGTCTATTGTTTATTACATTTTTTAGTATATCATAAGATCTGATATCCTGCACATCTTTATATTCACTAGGAATTTTGATGTATGATAATGTTATTTTACCACGTAACATATCTAATGCTTTATCTCTGCCAATCGTCCCCGCTTTATCATTATCTAAACATAGTATAATCTCTTTTACAGGTAGTGTCAATAACAATTCTTGCTGTTTCCTTGACATAATCGCACCCAATATAGCCACAGATTTAAATCCTAACTGGTCTAACCATATTGTATCCAAAGGACCCTCAGTAACACACAGTGTATCTGATGGAGTAATTAAGTGCTGCCCGTATAATATCTTTGATTTCTGTAGTCCTCTAGAATATAAATATTTAGGGATAGCCTTTTCTTGTCTAATCGCCCATCCCACAGTTCTCTCATCTTTATCAAACATTGGTAGCACAAGACCATTCCTACTTGTTACACCACACTGCCACTTTCTCATGCTTTTTTTAGTAAAGTCTCTAGTAAATATCCATGGTGGCACAGCTCCTAATGTGTAAGGTATTTCTACTTCAGGTAATTGTTTATCTTCTTCAACTATAGTAAAATCAAATAGGTCATCTTTATAGTTCCCTTTGTAGTTGTCTAAGAAATCACGCACTTGTTGATAAGACCAGCCTTTATAATCTGCTATGAACCCCTTAAGATGTCCCTGCCCACATCCTGCAAAACATATCCAAACACCTTTTTCTATATTTATAGAGCATGATTCTGTAGTATCTTGATGAAAAGGGCATAATATAGATATTTGACTATCTCCTACAGGGATAGATAATCCAATGTCCGTTAATGCTGTTGCCCAATCCACGTTACTTCTTTTGTATTCTGTATATAAAACCATCTTTTTCTCTCCAAAACCCTTCAGGGAACGTCATGCCACACTGAAAACAGTATGGATCATTTTTTACTAATCCTAAAACTGGTTTTAACAATAGTGAATTAGGATCAATAATAGTAATCCCTACTTTTAAAGTGCCATTTGCAGAACACTTACCACATTTAAATTTATTAGATAAACGACTCATTGTCCTCCTCTATTCTACCTTTGTCAACATCCCATACAAATTGCGTATCCCTACCACCTAAGTCCCCATCCCGATATTTTTGGAATGCTATTTCTCTTAATTTAGGTTCTTCTTCAACCATACACATAGATATCGCCACATCTGATGCCCTGATTAGAGCATCTCCAAACGCAACTTGACTAGCTGTAGGTTGTGTATACATATTAGCGGCATCCCTCGTTGCTTGAGTTGATGCTATAACAGTGGTATTAGTTGATAATGCCATTGTCTTTAGACCATAAAATAGTGAGTGTGATTGCTCCCATGCCGCTTTGTTTCTATCTTGTGTTGATATTAAATATACACCATCAATAATCAAAACATCAGGCTTATACTTACGCACTAAGTTAGTTATACTTGGTAAGGATATGCTATCTTCACCACTAATGTGATCACATACTAGTAAATTTTTAAAGTTAGTCTCCTGTAAAAACTTTTTATATGTTTCTTCATCAATACTGTGCCCAGTTCTAAGTGCTGTATGCGATAAATCATAGCCTTGAGAGTGTGCTAATAGCACATCCATCCTTAAAGAAATCGATGATACAGGCATTTCAGTAGATACTAATAAAGTTTTATAACCACTAAGGATTGCATCTGAAGCTAATTTACAACATAACCATGTCTTTCCAACTGTAGGTCTAGCATATGCAGTGATCAAATCACCCTTCTGCCATCCCACACCCGTAGAGTTGATCAAATGAAAAGGTGTCCTAATTCCAATCATACCATCACCCATTTGTCTAACAGAGCTTCTTTTTTTCCATTCCTCGTATCTATCTAAATCTCCTGTATCATATTGATTTACATCTGAATCATGTAGTATCTCAATATCATTTAAATTATCCATTATAGATCCCAATGCTTTTTTAGGGTTATCAGTCAATAATGGTTTATTGTCTTGGAATACAGATATAATATGCCTAAACATAACCTGTTTACTAAATTCATTCAATGCATAATTAAAATTTACTGATTGTGCATCTAGTTTTAAAGAGTCAAATTTTTCTTTTAATACTTCTACTGTCGGAAAATCTTTGTAATCATCTATATACGATTGTATGAACTCATATGCTTTACCATGCTCAGCAAAGTCTTTAGGACTGTAAGTAAATTGTTTATAATTACCCGCATCACACAATCCAAAAATGACTGCGGACTCTATAAAATTAAAGTTTTCCAATACTATTTCTCTTCGTTAATTTTGTTTCTCAAAGATTTTTTTACTTTGTATATGGAGTAGTTTACCACACTTTCTTCACCATTGACAGTGTTTACTTTTGTTAATTGTTTTAGGTTTTGTTCTATGTCTTTCATAGTCCTGTTCATAAATTTGTCTTTTAAGAATTGTTTTTCACCATCATCTAAATCTAAAGACTCTAAATAATCTATAAATTCTACCTCATCTAAGTTTTCATCTAATTGTTTTACAAAGTCACTTAATTTAAAACTATTTTCTCCATCAGAGTCACTTGTTGTAGCATCTAAACTTTGTCCATGAAGTTTTTTACTAGCTTGCATCCACAGCGTTTTTAGTCTATTTACCATAGCTGTGTGTAAATAAGTATGAAATATTGCGTTTCTATTTGGTTTATATAATTTTGCAGCTTTTAAAACTATCAATCTAAGTTCTTGGGCAAGGTCATCTCGATCATATCCTTGAATGTAAATGTTAGATAACATCTTATTTATCTTTGGTTCCCATTGTAATATTAAATCGTCATTGATTTCCATTTTTTTTATACTTTCTGTATGCTTGATAACACGCTTGTGTGCAATAAACATTTTTTAATTTTAATCTATATCCCTGCATAACTCTTTTACGACTTCTGTAAAAAGGCACTCTACAGAAATAACATGTTAATTTAACTCTGTTCCATTTAAATCTACACTTATCTTTATGTATTCCGCCACGGTCCGTAGTTATCTCTCTACATACTTTACAGTATACCACAGGTTTAGGTTTAGAGACCTTTGTTGGTAGATTATTTTTAATTAAAACTCTGCGTGCATACGATACATCTATCCCTACTTGTCTTGCAATTTCAGATATAGACATGAAGGGGTTATTTTTACGCAGTCTAACTACTTTATTCTTCGCCTTCATTTTTTAGTTTATCTATTTCATCAGACAGTTCTTGTATGGCTTTTAACATGGGTGCGATTAACTTTAAATAACTTAATCTCATGTGATTATCACTGTCTATTTCGTGCACTATTGTGCCTTCTTTAGGATCTAGCCCTGCTTTTTCAAGTGCATCTTTTACATCTTGAGCTGTAACCCCTACATCTAATTTATCTGGCTTTGTTTTTTTATTATATTGTACTGGTTCTAATTCATTAATAAAATCTAATCCTAATTCTAATGGCTGAATATTATCTTTAACTGCGGCATCTGATGTGTCTGTTAAATTACCTTCATAGTTTATATCTTTCCATGCATTACCAGATAATCCTAAATCATAACTATTGTCTTTTGCAGGCACCCAAGCAGCGTTTATAACTGACCCGAAATCATTAGGTCCTAATGCTGGAGAGTCTTTTGGACTCGTATCAGTAGTTGGGGAGCTTGTATTAAAATCATTTTGATTAGCTTTTCCTGTTGTAAAATCATTAACACGTTTAAATACAGCTTTACCTGCTGTAGAACCAATTGTAGATGCATAAGCATATCCTAACAATACTCTATTTATACCTATAGGAACTCGCAAGTTTCCGGCAGCTATTCTACCTTCTGCGGCGTTTCTTTGTTCAAACGTATCTTCGTTTTCAATAATAAATTTTGTTTTAGAACGTGCAGGTTCAAAGTAAACTACTGCTCTAGTATTAGGTTCCCCATCTCCGTCAGCATCTGTAGTATTTAATGTTGTACCAAGTCCTACAGATCCATTATCGCTATCATCTTCAGTTATGGCAAAGTTTTCTCCCCCTATATACAAAACGCCATCACTATAAGTAATTGCTTTGTCTGGATCATTTCCATCTTTGTCTCCAGCTGAAAAAGTTCCTGTAAAATGTGGTCCTGCTTCAAATCCATATGGAAGTCCGCCGAAATCATCGTCAGTTTGTTCATCTAAATCACCTATGTCTGGTTTAGTTTCTGCTACTATATCTTGTGTTTCTTGACT